TTCAAAAACTGCTCACGTAGTCTACGGTAAAAGTTTTTCCAAGTAGTTCCATGAGGCTTGTCACGAAAACCATTGATACGGTATGAATAGTATTGAAGTGCGTGTCCTATTTCATGAAGAATTGTTAAACGTAGTTTATCATACTTATCACGAGTGTAAATGCCGCCAATGAAGGGATCAGAATCAAAAGATTTATACTCATAAACTCTTTTAATTTCTCCATCTGCTGCACGTACTGAGTGTTTCATTGCAATGCTTATTCCCGGACCATCTGCATAGATGCCTCCACGCGAACAACGACGCTTCTCACTCCAGTCAAGAGTTCTACCACCTGAAAGAGCAAACTTAGGATAAATCTCAGTCTGAATCCAAGATTCTACTTCACGAATAAAGTCATTAGCAAACTTATTGTATTCAACTTGTTCTGTCAGTTTCATTTTTATCCTCATCAATTTTGTATATGTCAGTAAATAAATGTTCATAAAGTAATACAAGAGGCATGCCTACGAGAAACACAACTGCAAGTAACACTTTAAACAAAATAGAACTAACGTCTTTTGCCTGTTTGATCATCATTAGCCTCAGATTTAGAAAGTACCACAAGATTACCTTTATTGTACGCCTGTCCAATTGTAACACCTGTTCCAGCATATTTTTTAGAACCACGCACGAAACCATTACCTACTCGATCAGAAGTAGGGTGGGTTTGTTTTGTAGAGTAGTCTGGAATTGAAGGTCTTGCTTTAGTCTTTTTAGCAAGCTGTTGGGGATGAACGCCCATACGACGCAACCAAGCATCGTGATAAGCGAGTTGTTCTGCTTTTTTAGATTTTCGCATAATATCTCCTATTTTGTTTATCTTAACAAAATAAAAGGCATCAAGCAAGGACTAAGTAGAGTCAGGTATACTGTCATACACTTCTTTTTCAGGTATGCAAGCGATTGGATACTCTATACCAACTGAATCGTGTTTTTCATTTAAATCAAGTTGGAAATCATAATATAAACTATTAACATAAGCCTGACACTCAACTTGAGTGGGAAAAGGAGTAGTATAAACATAGAGATCTACTAAACCGAAGGCATCTGCGTTTGGGCTAATAAGTGCTACTATTAACCATTTCACAATCTTAACTCCTCGTAATCTCGTAGGCAATCGACATATCGACCATCAATGTCTGGCTTCATAAGAGCTACTACAAGATTACGAGCGCGGGCTACTTTTTCCCAACTGTCATCACAAAAGATAGCAACACGATTTCCGTGAGAAGGATTAGTATGATACTGATTAGGATCATCTATTTGAAAGTATACCAAATCTTCGCAAATCTTACCAATCAAATTAGGATTAAATGAAAAAGTTGTATTCGGTTGAGCAAATAATGCAGCGAGATAAAACTCATCAGGAAAATGCTCTCCAGGTTGCCAATCCCACTGACCTGATGCATACAAGTCATGAATTGCTTGCATTAAAGTATGATCTCCAAGCCTATCGATATCTCCCATACGCAGTTGTACTTCTATGATATAGTTACCAATAGTTTCTACATTCACACAACCAGTATAATTATCAAGATGAGTTTCAAGCCAGTTATGAGCATGTCTGTAGATAGATTCTGGAACATCCATCTCTGTTATAAGTTCCCAATAATCAAAGGCTCCATGCTGAAGTTTTTCACCTCTAAAAATAAAACACTCAACTATCTGCCCTCGTGCCATAATAAAATCAAAAGAGTATTGTTCACCCATATGGTAGGGAGACCAAAACAGTCCTGGATCAGTAATTTGCTGATATTGCTCTTCATTATGACAAACTTGCGATTGTACTGAACCGCCTAGTAGGTTTGTGATAGGTTTTACACAAACAGGATACCCAGTTGGATGAGTACCGATTGGACCGTGTGTCAGTCCTTGTGAGGCACAGATAAACATCTTATCATAGACATGACGATACTCAGAAAACTGACACCAAGCAACTGGATCAGTAGTAGGAATTATCACATCAGTATCTGATACTTTACCTGCATAGTGAGCAGGCATATTTTTGATAGGATTATAACTACTCCAGGTCATAGTTTACCTCCACAATGTGGGCACGATTTATCTTCAGCAAAATCTTTTAACATATTACGAAGTTCTTTTGCTTCTTTAAGTTGTGCTTTAAGCCATACTTTTCTTCGATCACTCGATGGTCGTTCTAGTTCTGTTTTAATGTTTTTTTTCATTTTTTGAAGATTATCTTCAAAAACTCCTACGAAAGCAGTAATTTTGCGTTTAGTCATCTATTTTGGCTCCTGTAATTAAATTAGTAACTGAACTAACTTTTTCTTGCTCAATAATATCAATACACTTATTAGTTATCTCAATATCTTTATTTAAGAAGAACATTTTTTGTTGAAGTTTTTCAAGTTCTTGCTGATAAAATTCAAGCTCACGCTCTTTTTGTAATTTATGTTTTAATATATCAGAGAGAAGTATTATTTTATCTGTCAATGTTGTACCGCTGGAGACCAAAAGGTTGTACGACCGTCATTAAGTTTTATACGCTCTACTGGATTGCCATAAATATCTTGTGTCTGGTTATATACCATTACATGTCCTCCTCGTGCTTCTACTATTTCGTTAGGATTAGAAGCAAACCGAGTATACTTTCCATGATTATTATATAAGTCAGAATAATTACGAATAGTTGCACCCCCAGTGGCGTATGATGCCGAAAGTATTTGGCACACTGCGTGATATAGCTTTTCAAGTTCTTCATCTGTACACTCTTCTATTAATTTGTCTGGACGGATTCCTGCAAGAAAAAGAGACTCAGATTTGTAGATATTTCCGACACCAGATATTTGAGACTGATCCATAAGCCATTTAACCATTGTCCATCTGGGTTTGAGACGAGCAATACGTAAAAATTCGGATAGAGTACAAGGATTATTAAGCATATCAGGACCAATAGAATCCAGTTTTTTAAGATGATCCTTATCATCAAATACAAACTTAATAGTGCCAAAATTGCGTTGATCATTATAATATACCGCTGTATCATCATCAAAATAAAACGCAATACGAGTATGTTTTGATGGTTGTAGTTTGAAGTTGCCACTCATACCAAGAGTAGTATACATGTAGCAGATGGGAAATAAGTCGCTAAACTCCCACCAGATAAATTTACCTTTATTATATACACCCTTTACTGGAAGATGATTATCCTCAAGTGCTATATAAAAATCAGCAAAACCTGTAGGTAAATTTTTAGTATACCTGCCAGAGATAAAATTAAGATTTACTAAAGATTTACCTCGTACAGCGCGATCTACTTGACGAGCTGTACGAGTACATTCAGGACCTTCAGGCATTAACGCATCCGAAGTTGCATAGAACGTGGATATCCCCAAACATCAATAGCAGGGACGCGAATCTTACGTTCTTTAGTATTATTTTTATCGGGATTATCTATTGTAAGCATTACACGTTTACCAGCACGCCAAGCCTTAACTTTAGCGTTCTGTTGTCCAGATGACCCAACGTAGTCACGACGACAAGCATTTACAATATTACGGGAATAGTTAGGGCGTTGACCCTGAGAAATAAAGCCTTTTGACTTACCACCTTTTTTAGCCATTTGCATCTCCATTAGTTTCGATATACATAATATATCAAAATTTATAGGAACAGGCAACTAAAGAGTAGCAGTCATTACTGCATGATTAGAGGAAACAGTTGAATTTTGGTACAGGTCTAAAAAAGTAGAGATAAACTGGTGAGGTTCGTAGTGAAAAGAACACCGTGAACACTCAACCAGATCTATCGGTTCAACTTTACCTTTTGAAAACCAAATTTCTTCTTCTTGTGAACATAGTGGGCAACTACTTCTGGCTCTCTGAATAGACATGTTGTACTTTTTTGTAATATAAATCCATAGAATGATCAAAAATACCATCGAAGATTTGTCCTTTCGCAATAGCGCGAGCACGTCCTCTCCAGCGGTCTTTAAATCTTTGCCACGAAGTCATTTTTCTAATGTTACCATGATGGTTAATATAAACTAACTGTCCATGATGACGATAAATAAATGGAAATGGTACTTTTGTTACAATGTCATTATTATTTACAAAACGCCAATGCTGAATACCATCTTTTACCATTTCTTTGACGAAAACACGATTACCAACACGGGGGGAACCAAATGTATAGAGTTCATGGGCGTCTAACCGACTTGCCATAATGGTAGCTAATGCAGCTCCTAATGAATGCCCCGTACAAGTAATTGTATAACCATCGTCAAGTTTTTGTTCAGATATCCACTGAACAATATTATCATAGACTTTATCGAGAGCTTGTGCAAACCCAAAATGGACTAAACCCTTTTCTCGTGCCTTTTTTCTCCAAGCCTTAGCATCAGCCATAAGATCTTTCAACTCTGTAGGCTCAGTCCCTCTAAATACGATGAAGATTTCATTTGCCTTGTGTTTTCGGCAAGCAAAAGCCTGTGTGCCGTCGTTATCAAACCAGGCTAATTCTGTAAACCCAAGGTCTTTTAAGTGTTTTTCAACTTCATCTTTATTTTTATAAACAAGATGAGCAAAACCTGCCATATGAGCAGCTTTTTGATAATTTAAGTTCATGAGGGGAACTCCTTTTTATAAAGCTTTGAAGACAGCTACCTGTGAGGGTACTCCTTCTATATAGTATATTTTTTCTAGTTGTATTATTTCTTCTTTTTCTAAATCTCTAGTAGCGCCTTTAACTCCGTTAGAACCAGATGCTTTTGTATCTTTTTCGTGCCAATCATCATAAACTAATACAGTTGCTCCAAGTTCTATTGCCATTCGCGTATCAGCAACTACAGATTCATAACTGTGGCATCCGTCAATAAAAGCCATGTCAAACATTGTATCTTCTAATAATGGTTTTGCTTCTTTACTGTCAGAGGCAATAAAGTTAAATCTATCACCATAACGTTCTTTAACAGTTTTAGAGGCTGGAACGGTAGCTCCATGCTTACAGATATCTACAGCAGTAAGCTTTACCGTTTGTTGTGGGTGCCACTCTAACCACATGGAGGCAGAACATCCAATATTAAAACCTATTTCAAGAATATGGTTAATTTCATAAGTTTCATAAACACCTTCAACTATATGACGAAAGATTTCAGGGTCTCGTCCGTCAGAACCCCAAAATCCTTCACTACTTTTATGAGTGTTTAAAATATAGTTTAACCAGCTCACTTTGATTTCATTTTTTTCAAAATTGCAGCTTGAAGTGCTGGTGGTAATTTCTTTTGAGCTGGAGTTAACCCGTCCATCTTGCGTTGCATTCTTGGCTTACCTCCAGTCATCATTGGTTTTCCAGATTTTTTATCTTTGTGCATAGCCATTATGACTTTCCTCTCTTTCCTAGGTCTTTCTTTTTACCCTTGTAGGGTCCTGATTTTCTTGCCACAAGCCCACGTGCAACAAGGCGAGCACGATTAGTAGACCCAATCGATTTACCCGCCTTGTGCTTACGCAATAGTTCCGAAAGATTAATTTTAGGTTTCTTGCGTTGTTTAGCCATTACTGTGACTTCCAGATTGTGTATGCGCCCCACACGATAGCAGCCCAAGCTGCAATACCAATAAGTGGTTTAAAAGCAAGAGCTATTACACCCATTGCTACTAGAGCGATACCGTCCCAGGAAGTACGTTCTTTTAATCTTGACTTCATCCAGTTCATCCACCGACTCCTTTCCTATACGAACGAGTTTTTTTAGCTATCTTCTTAGGC